CACCATGAGCGTTGCCGAGCGATTAAGCCAATCAGGCCACAAGATACAAGATATGTCTGGAACTGTGTTCTATCAGGCTTGTTCTGATCTCTATGATGCCATTGTTAACGGCAGGATTGTGCATGCCGGGCAACAATCGCTAGTTGATAGTATGAATAACTGCGCGGCTAAGGAATCGGATGCCGGATGGAGAATCGTGCGCCGTAAGTCGGCTGGGGATGTGTCAGCTGCCATCTCATTAGCCATGGTCGTGCATCAATTGCTAAAGCCACAAAGCAAGCCACAAATCTATGTCTGAAATGACAGGAATGTCTGATTTGTGTGGTATCCTTAAACGATGGGTCTATTAGATCGTTTTCGCCCTGCAAAAATAGAGGCGCAACTCGCACCGCCGTTAATGACGGATTCTTTTAATTATTTTCTCCCATTAGCATTTAATCCAGTAGGCCGTGAAGAAGCTATTAGCGTTCCTTCCGTTGCTAGATGTAGGAACTTACTTTCAGGAACTATCGCAACCTTTCCGCTTTGTTTATACAAGCGCAGCACAGGTGAGAAGCTAGGAAAACCTGCTTGGCTAGAACAACCAGCAGCATCACAACCTAAAGCAGTAACAATTGCTTGGACAGTAGATTCATTACTATTTTTTGGCGTTGCATATTGGCGCGTAACAGAAACTTACTTTGATGATGGCAGGCCAGCACGATTTGAATGGATTGCACCTGGTCGTGTGTCATTTGATAGTGATCCTGTAACTAAATACATTACACGTTATTACATTGATGGTAGCGAAGTGCCTATGTCTGGCCTTGGCTCATTAATTACATTTCAAGGATTAGATGAAGGTGTGTTAGCACGTGGCGCACGTACTTTACGTGCTGCAATTGATTTAGATAAGTCAACTAGCGTAGCAACGGCAACCCCAATGCCTTCAGGTGTCATTAAGAACACCGGCGCAGATTTAAGCAAGGAAGAAGTAGATGCAATTCTTGGGGCTTGGAAGTCGGCACGATCACAGCGCGCAACAGCCTATCTGACTAGCACTTTAGATTACGTGCCGACTAGTTTTAGTCCTAAGGACATGGGCTACGTTGACTTAATACAGAATATGTCAACACAGGTAGCACGTTTGATGAATGTACCTGCATATTACATAAGCGCGGAAATGAACAACAGCATGACCTATGCAAACGTTCAAGATGAACGCCGTCAATTTGTATCTCTATCACTTGCGCCTTTTATTCACGCAATTGAAGAACGCTTGAGCATGGATGATTTAACAGCTCGCGGAAACATTGTCAAGTTTGATGTTGAAGATGCTTTCTTGGCAGTAGATGCACTAGAACGCTTAGCAGTAATTGAAAAGATGTTGACCCTTGGGTTGATTACAGTAGAACAAGCCATGGAAATGGAAAACCTATCACCGAACGGAAATCAAGATGCACCTAACGTTTACTAGCGATTTAGAATGCTCAATAAGTGAGCGCACCATCTCTGGCAAAATTGTGCCGTTTGATGGTGAGATTGGGCAGACATCTGCCGGCAAAGTTGTATTTGAAAAAGGATCAATCGAGATTCCAGACAGCCCTAAGCCAAAGCTTTTGCTTGAGCATGATGCAAAGAAGCCAATTGGTCGCATGGTGTCTTACAGAGAAGATGAAGATGGCATGTATGCCACATTCAAAATAAGCAACACGACACGCGGAACAGATGCACTAATTGAAGCATCTGAGCAACTACGCAGCGGACTATCAGTTGGCGTTGAAGTTATTGATGGCAAGCGCGAAGGTGGCGTATATCGTGTGCTAAAAAGCAAAATGGAAGAAACAAGCCTTGTTCAAGCTGCTGCGTTTAAGAGCGCGGAAGTTTTGAGCGTTGCTGCATCTGAAGATGATGCAGCAAAAGAAATAACAACCCAAAACGAAAGCGAGGCCGTTGTGGAAGACACAACAAACGCCGTAGCCGTTGCGCCTGAGGTTGAAGCCCCTGCGGTGGAAGCTTCGCGCCCAACAGTTACAGCACCAATTTATGCCAAGCCACGTTTAGAGTTCACCAAGGCTAAATACCTTGAAAACACTTTACGTGCAAAGTTCCTTGGCGATGAAGATGCAGCGATGTATGTTCGCGCTGCCGATAACGAAACAACAACTGCACCTGGCATGATTCCAACCCGTCAGTTAACAGAAATTATTAACCCACTATCAAATGCAGACCGCCCAATGATTGATTCAATCAGCCGCGGAACTCTGCCTGATGCTGGCCTTGTATTTCAGATTCCTAAGATAACTGCTGTTCCAACAGTAGATCAGATTGATGAGAATCAGGCAATTACTGATTCACAATTAACTGCATCCTTTATTAACGTTGATGTTAAGCCATTTAAAGGCCGCGCTATTACAACTGTTGAGCTAATTGATCGTTCAAGCCCGGCATTCTTTGATGAGCTTGTTCGTCAAATGGAGTTTGCATACGCAAAGGACACTGATCAATACGTAACAGGCGAAGTTGCAAACGATGGCGTTCTAAACGCAACTGCAACAACTGAGGACAAGACAGGTCTATTGACCTACATAGCAAACGCAGCAGGCGCAATCTATAAGGGAACACTTGGCTTTGCTCGCAATATCGTTGTATCTCCAGAACAATGGTCAAAGATTATGTCCTATGAAGATAATGGCCGCCCAATTTATATCGCTTCAAATCCGCAGAACAATGGTGGAGTTCTTTCACCAGATTCTGTATCAGGAACTGTTGCAGGCTTAACCCTTCGTGTCAACCGCCAAATCGGTGGAACTGGTGGAACAGGTCTAGGCGATTACTCAATGGCAGTTGTCAACCCAGATTCATATCAATGGTTTGAATCACCACGCTTCCAGCTTCGCACAAACGTAAACAGCGATGGCACAATTGACTTGCTGTATTACGGCTATGGTGCATTAGCTACCAAGGTTGGCGCTGGTGCAAACTGGTTCAACAAGTCCTGATCTAACTAACTAGATCGTAGAGTTACCCCGGCGCACAGCCCTTGCGCCGGGGCTAACATTAGAAAGGAAAGACAATGCCTGCAACATACGTAACTGAAGCTGAACTGCGTAGCGCACTTGGCATTGGTGCTTTATACAGCTCAGCAGTAGTGGAAGAATGCTGCCAAGCTGCTGAAAACATTGTTAAAAGCAAATTGTGGTTTAACACCGCTTCCGTAATTGCAACAGAATTAACTGACAATGAAGCTACTTTATACACAAACGTGCCGCATCAATTTAGTGTTGGGCAAACAGTTACTATTACCCATTGTGGTTCTACATTTAATGGTTCAGAAACTATAACTGATACAACGCTATACACAATTACTTACGCGCAAGTGGCAGCAGATCAAATTAAGTTTGAATTACAACCTTTTGGCACAATTCAAGGGGCAGTTACATATCATAATTATGCTACATTACCGGAAGTTAATTTAGCATCATTAATGGTCGCTGTTGACATTTGGCAAGCTCGCCAAGCTTCTAACGCTGGCGGCATCTCACCAGACTTTCAACCTTCGCCGTATCGCATGGGCAATACACTAATGGCACGTGTTCGCGGTTTACTTGCGGATCACTTAGCGCCGGGCGGTCAAGTAGGCTAATGTCAGCAATCTCTACCCTACGAGGAACAATCGCAACCGCGCTAACTGACAATACGGCGTGGCAGGTGTTTTCCTTCCCACCTGCCACACCGCTTGCTAACAGCATTGTGGTGCAGCCTGATGATCCATACATTGAGCCAAGCAACGACCATTACAAATCAATTAAGCCCAAGGTTAACTTCAAGCTAGTAGTGCTAACCCCTATGTTTGATAACCAAGGCAACTTAATTAACATTGAAGATTATTACCTAAATATAGTAAACAAGCTGGAAGCATCATCAATTGCGTATACAATTGGAACTTTCAGCGCCCCGGCGGTCTTAACCGGAACAGCAGGCGATCTGCTATCCGGTGAAGTATCAATCAGCGTTCTATCCGATTGGAGCTAAAACATGGCTGATGTAGACAAAGAACGCGAGGCTTTCCTTGCCAAAATTGGCCAGGTTGAGCTAAGCGAAAAAGCACCAAAACCAACAACTAAGAAAGACGAGGAATAAGCTAACATGGCTGTATTTTTGAATAATGCTGTTGGTCTAAAGATTAACGCGATTGATCTTAGCGACCACGTAACTTCAGTAACTCTTAATTACGCTGCTGACGAATTAGAAGTAACAGCGATGGGAGATACTGCACACAAGTTTGTTAAAGGCTTGGAATCAGGAACTCTAACTGTTTCTTTCCTAAATGACACAGCAACATCAAACGTATTGCAGACACTCAATGCCGCTTTTGGCACAACTGTGGCTGTGAAGATGGTGCAGGCTAAAGTGCCAGCAGTATCTGCAACCAATCCGTTGTATACATTTGACATTCTTGTAAACAACCTAACACCTATTAATGGCGCGGTTGGCGATATTGGAACACAAGACATCACCTTTACGCTAAACTCTGCTGTTACAAAAGCCGACACCGGCACGTTCTAATTTAACAAAGGGGCAAAAATGGCAAGTCTTAAAGTTGTAAGGGCAGATGGCACGGAAAGTATCCACGAGATAACACCTGCTGTTGAATATGCTTTTGAGCAATACGCTAAGAAAGGCTTTTACAAGGCTTTCAGAGAAGATCAAAAGCAAAGTGACATCTATTGGCTTGCTTGGGAGTGTTTGCGTAGAGCAGATGCTCCAGAGGTTTATCCATTTGGGGATAAGTTTTTAAGCACTTTGAAGGCTGTTGAAGTTCTTGGTGATGATTCCCCAAATGGCTAACGCGTGATTCCTATACGTACAGAATAGCCCAGCTATCTGTACATACGGGGATTGCGCCTAGTGAGTTTGTTAATATGGATAGAGGTATGTTAAACGCTATCCATGAGGTTTTGAAGAAACAAGCGGAAGATAGGAAACATGCCAGTAGAGGTAAAAGGGGTAGTAGAAGCTAGAAAGATACTGCGTAAACTAGCTCCTGAAACTTTGAAGGCATACAACGCGCAGATTGCTGCGCCGTTAAAAACAATTACTAAGTCAGCGCGAAACGATGTGCCAGGCACAATAGATAACTTGTCCAGGTTTAATTATCCTGGCTATGAACGCAAAAGCCGTACAGGTCGTGATAGGGCTTTTCCAAGTTTTGAATCTAATGTAGTTAGGCGTGGTCTGACTTACTCATTAGCCAAAAACAGAGCTAATAGATCAGGTTGGGCATCCTTAGTATCTTTGCTAAACAAATCGGCAGCAGGTGCAATTATTGAAACTGCTGGAAGGCAGAACCGATACGGCAGCTCAAATAGTAAATCAAACAACCCTGATGCTGGTAGGGACTTTATAGCGAACTTAAACAATGGCATAGGTGACTTGAAACAAACAGGCCGAACAGCTAAGACACAAGGCAGATTAGTAGGCCGGGCTTTAGTAGAGGATCAAGGCAAAGTTCAAGGCACAATTCTTAAGGTTTTGCAACAGGTATCAGCGCAAGCCAATGCCGAGATAGCGAGGTTGCCACGTGGCAATTAATTTCCCAATAGTCACTACCTTTGATGATAAAGCCACCAAGAAGGCAGATAAAGCGTTTAGCTCATTAGGCAGGAAGTTTGCAGCTGTATTCTCAGTAACAGCAGCAGTTAAGTTTGGTAAAGCATCTGTTAGGGCATTCCAAGATGCTGAAAAGGAAGCAGCGCAACTACGTTCACAATTGGAAGCAATAAACCTAGGCTTTGCTGCTCCACTAGTTAATGAGTACATAGACAACCTAGCATTGTTAAGTGGTGTAACTGGTAGGGATTTAACTAATGCGTTTATATCTCTATCACAAGCTACTGAAGATACTACTGATGCACAAGATTTATTGAACGTTGCTTTAGATATTAGTGCAGCAACAGGCAAGAGCCTGCAAACTGTATCGTTAGGTTTACAGCGCGCTTACAAAGGCGAAGTAACTGCTTTAGCCCGTTTGCGTATTGGTCTTACAACAGCAGAACTTAAAGGCAAAGATTTTAACGAAGTATTAGAAGAACTGCGCGAACGATTTACTGGATCATCAGCTAGGGCAGCAGATACGTTTGCAGGAAAGATTGCCAGACTAAAAGAAGCCGTTGACCTAGCACAAGAAGCATTTGGTAAAGGCTTAGTAAGTGGCATAGAAGAATCTGGACAAAGCATTGAAGATTTACAAGAAGATATAATTGAACTAGGAGAAACACTAGGAGAGTTAGCTGCCGGTGTAAGCACTTTTGCTAATGACACTATCGCCGCTTTTGATCGCATAGGCGACAGTTCAGCCGTTCAAGGTTTGCTGAATGTCTTTGAGGCATTAGTAAGAGGTGTTGGCTTTGTCGTAACAGGCGAACTAGTACCAACAATGGATGCAAATACTGCTAGGCTTGCTGTTCAAGAAAGGCGCAAGAATGAGGAAGCAAACCGCGCTACTTTAAGAAGTAGAAACGAATTAATCAGAGCAGAACAAAAGATTACTAGAATTAAGAAAGAGCAAGGCAAGCTAGGCGATAAGGAAAAAAAGAACGCACTTGCTTTAGCCAAGGCCAAGGCTGTATTTGACATTGAGAAGATACAGATTGAGGCTGCTTTACAAGGCAAGATAACCGAGGAAGAACGTACGCGCCTACTTCTTATGAAGGCCATTTTGGCTGAGGATGCTGATACGGCTACTAAGCTTGCAGACAAGCTAGAAAAGATACAAAAGCAAACACTTGAACTTGCTGAATCATTAACTAATCTTAAGGCTGGCAATCCATTTTCTGAATGGGATGGATACTTTGCTGCTGCAAAGAAAAACCTTAATGATTTATATCAGACATTGACTAACCAACAAAATACTTTAAATGCTATAACTACTGGTATTACTACTAGCAGAGCCACAGCAAACCAAAATGTATTAGCAGCAAAAACCGATAAGGCCGATGCCTACGCTGAGGCTGCTAGACGATCAAGAAT